GTCCCGCTGGATCTCATCGCCTTCGGGTGGTGGCTCCGAGGCATGTTCGGGGCTCCAACCACGACCGGGACGGGCCCCTACACGCACGTTTTCAAGATCGGGGACAGCCAGCCCTCGATGGTCGCGGAAAAGCGATACGACTTCGTAGGCAGCCAGCAGTACACCAGGCAGAACGGGATCAAGATCTCGTCCCTGGGGCTCAAGTTCGGCGGCGACGACGAGCTTGTGGCGAACCTGGGCATCCTGGGAGCAACAGAGGCCGCGCCAACCGGCACCCAGTACCACGCGGCCGCGACGACCGTTTCCTTTAACCGCGTCTCGAACTTTGAGGCCACCATCACGGAAGGGGGCTCGGCCATCGCAACCGTGACCGAGTGCGAGTTTAACGTGGATTTCGGCCTCGACCCGGAGAACTTCGTCATCGGCGGCGGCGGCACCCTGGGAGACATCCCAGAGGGCATCGCAGGCGTGTCCGGGTCCGTCACGGCCCTGTTCGACTCCACGGCCCTCCTGACCAAGGCCCTCAACACGACCGAGACGGCCCTGGCCATCACCCTGACCAAGTCCGCGCACTCGCTCAAGTTCGATGTGCCGGAGCTCTATTACTCCCCCAAGTCGCCAGGCATCACTGGCCCCAAGGGGGTCAAGATCACGCTTCCGTTCCAGGCCTTTTACGACAACGCGGCGGGGGCCTCGGCCTTCATCGCAACCCTGATCAACGCGCAGGCAACGTATTAACCATCACCTTCGGGCGGTGGCGGGCAGGGGGGCGGTAGTCGCTCCCCGCCACCTTCTCCCGGATCACCAAAGGAGCGACACCATGGGCGCAACCATCACCCTGCCGGAATCCGGCATCGAGATCGAGATCAAGAGCTTTTCGCGCAAGGAAATGAAGGAACTGCGAGAGGCAGCCACAGGCAAGACCGTGGACGAATACTGGGATCTGGTCATCGAGAAGGCCAAGATAGGCTTCGCCATCGACGACGACACCCCAGGGGCCGACATCGCCTACCTGGCAAAGACCCTTTTGGCCTACTCGGCAGGCGGCCCGGACTCCATAAAAAACTAGTCGAGGTCTGGCGATGGTACGAAAATGGGCCCGGTTACTGCGAAGCCTGCCAGACAGCAGCACGGCAGAAAAAGCAGCCCATCGACTGCCGCAAGTGCGAGGCCAGGCGGCCAGACCTGAACCCAGAAAACGTCCCGGCCTGGATACTTTGGCAGGCCACATCGACACAATGGAGGGCAGGGCCAGCAGGGGCAATCGGCCTCGACTACCCGGCAGCCTTCCAGGTGGCAAACATCCTCGAAATAGAACTGCACCCCGCAAACCTGGCCAGACTCCAGGCCCTAGAACGGGCGGAGCTCAGAAGATCCAGGGAGAAGCTGAAAGATGAAGCTGAACCGAACGATAGCCGTCAACATTGACGCAGCAGGGGCCACCGCAGGGGCCAGGAGGGCAACCGATGCCCTTCGTGAAGTCGATGAGCAGGCCAGAAGGACAGGGGGCGGCCTCGGCGCACTGGAGCGAGGAGGGGGTCAAGCCTCCTCTTCACTCTCGGCCCTGGCATCCTCCGCAAGGATGCTCGGCCCTGCCATGGCAGGCATTTCCGTGTTTGCCTTCACCAAGAGCATATTCGACGCAGGCCTGGCCGTTGACTCCCTGAATCGATCCTTCACCGCGATCTTCGGAGACGCGCAGCTTGCAGCCCAGGAGCTCGCCTTCGTCAGGTCAGAGTCCGACCGACTCGGGCAGTCCTTCTACGTCCTGGCTCCACAGTTCAAGCAGATTTCGGCAGCAGCAAAGGGGACCTCGCTGGAGGGCGAGGCCATTCACAAGGTTTTTTCGGCCATCACGGAGGCCTCTACCGCCCTGGGCATGACGGCGGACAACACCTCCGGGGCCCTGAACGCCCTCTCGCAGATGATCAGCAAGGGCAACGTCCAGGCGGAAGAACTCCGCGGGCAGTTGGGCGAACGCCTTCCCGGCGCGTTCCAGATAGCGGCCCGGTCGATGGGCGTCACGACCCAGGAGCTCAACAAGATGCTGGAGCAGGGGGAGGTCGCGGCAGCGGATCTCCTCCCGAAACTGGCGGACGAGCTCCACAAGATGTACGGGGCCGCAGCCGAAACAAGCGGCATGGAGAGTGCCCAGGCAGCGGTGAACAAGCTCTCGCAGTCCTGGAAGGACCTCCTCGCCGCGCTGTACAACGCCGACCTGGCCGTCGACATCCTCAACGGCATATCGGGAGCCCTCCAGCTTACGAAGGGGGCGGTGGAGGCCGTCCTGGGGCCCCTCGGCGACCTTTACCGGGCCATCGACAACATCGACGAGGCCATTTCCCGCCTGGGCCAGGGCCGGATGAAGTTCACGGACTTCGCAGGCATGAACGCCTCGGATCTCAGGGCCTCACTGGCAAACACCCGCCAGAACCTCGAAAAGGAGATGGACACCCTCCAGAGCAAGATCCGCTACCAGGAGCAGATCGCCAGAAACCTGGGGAGCATCTCCTCCGGGGCCAAGGCCAAGGCCGACGCCTATCGCAAGACCTATGCCGAGCTCGAAGGTCAACTCCTGAAGTATGAGGCAGCAGAGCTCGCCACGGCCAACGAGATCCTGACCAGGACGCGCACCGTCGCCGAGGAAAAGGTCAAGATCACCCAGGCAGAAAAGGACCGTCTGAAAAAGATCCTCGACGACGAGCTCCAGACCGAGCGGCAGAAGCTGGACAAGCAGGTCGAGCAGATGCGGGCAGCAGGCCTGGCCGAGGTCGAGATCGCACAATTCAAGGCCAAGCGCATCGCCGAGATCAACGACAAGGCCGCGAAAGAGTCCCTGGCCAGGGAGAAGAAGCTGGAGGCCGAGAAAGAGGCAGCCAGGAAGGCCAGGGCCAAGCTGGAGCCCTACCAGGTATCCGAGTTCGAGCGACTCAACAGAGGAGACATGTTCTTCGGCCTGGAGGACGCGAACAAAAGGGGCCTGGATCTCCTTAATGACGTTTACAAGAGAAACGACGAGCTCCTCACCGAATTCACCGACAAGCACCGCGAGGTCGTCGTCGGTGAGACAGAATTCAAGATCGAGCAGTTGAACTTGCAGGCAGAGGCCTACAAACGCGCAGGGGCAGACGAGCTCGCGGTCGAGCAGTGGGTCAAGGCAGAAAAAAGAAGGCTGGCAACCGATTGGCTTTCCGGCACTCTCCGGGCCCTGGACGAGATCTCTACCGGGGGCCAGGACGCAGCCCAGGCCATGGAGGACGCGGTTTCGGGAGCCTTCCAGGCCATGACCGACGCCATCACCGAATTCGCCATGACGGGCAAAATGTCCTTCTCCGACTTCGCCGACAGCGTCATCCGTGACCTAATGCGAATAGTCATCCAGCAGCAGATCCTTGGGCCGCTAGCAGGAGCCGCCGGGGGTTTCCTTTCCGGCCTGTTCTCGGGACCGTCCTCCGCCGCCGGGTCCGCATCCAGGGGCTTCAACTTCGCAGGCGAAATGAGCTCTTTTTTCAGCCGCAACGCCAAGGGCAACGTTTACCAGAGCCCAAGCCTGTCGGCCTATTCCGGCGGCGTTTATGACTCCCCTCAACTCTTCGCCTTCGCTCAGGGAGGCGTTTTCGGCGAGGCAGGGCCGGAGGCCATCATGCCGCTGTCGCGCGACTCTTCAGGAAGCCTGGGGGTCAAGGCCATCGGCGGCGGCGGCATGAAGCTGGTCGTCAACATCATCGAGAGTCAGGGCAAGGGCGGACAGGCAGAGCAGCGGCAAGAGGATGGGGTGAGTATCGTGGATCTCTTTTTCGACCAGATCGACGCGAAAATGGCCCAGAACGTGAACCAGGGGCGCGGCCAGACAACGGCAGCCCTTACCAAGACTTTCGGACTTAACCGCTCAAGAGGAGCCCTACGATGAGCAACATCACCCTGCCGAACAGCCTCGGCAATGCCAAGATCATGACCTTTACCCGCCTGGACGGGTCGGATGTCGAAAGTATTCAGGCGGTCGCCAACGTGAACCCCCTCCCGGTTCTGGCGGGCCAAATCACCGTCAACGGCGGAACAGTCGAGTTCGATATCGCGGACGCGGTCACACTCGTTCTTGCCGTTACAGGGACCTACGGCTCGGTCGCCATAGCCTTTGAGGCCTCCATCGACGGGACAAACTGGTTTCCGGTCATGGGAGTCCAGACCGACGCCGCAACCTTCGTTACCGCCTCCGGGACACTTTCAAGCACAAACAGGGCTTGGGAGTTTGGCGTTTCGGGTTTCGCAAGGTTCAGAGTCAGGGCCACGGCCTACACTTCGGGAACGATGGTCGTCACGTGCGGCCGATCCCCTCTCGGATACGATCCAGCAGGCATGAACCAGGTCACGCTTGTCGCGGGGGCAGCCCTGATCGGAAACGTGGGCGTGTCTGGCAAGACCACAGGCGGGGCCATAGGGGCCAAGCTCGTTTCTGCGGCCACGACAAACGCGACAGCCCTCAAGACTTCAGCCGGAACCCTCTACGGTGGGCGGGCGTTCAACGCGGGGGCCGCTCCCTGCTACCTGAAGTTTTACAACAAGGCCTCGGCCCCGACCGTGGGCACAGATGTGCCGATCCTCGTCATCGGCATCCCGCAAGGGCAGACCGTGGACTTGGGCATCGGAAATAGTATCGGCATCGCCTTCGCAACTGGTATCGCCTACGCGATCACCACAGGAGCAGCAGACACCGACACCGGAGCCGTGGCCCTCAACCAGGTAACGCTGGCACTGTCTTACACATAAGGACGCACCCATGCTGCTACCCATCCTTGTGGGGGCCGTGGCTCCAACCATCACGGCCCCGCCCCTACCCCTCGTAGAGGGCTACGAAGTCACACCGACCGACCAGGTCCTCCGCCAATCCTTTGAGGCTGGCCCAGGGCGGGCCAGGCGAAGGTTTTTCACGCCGTTCGAGAGGATCAACGTAGCCTGGAAGTTTGACGACCAGGAGTTTCAGGAATTCCGGGAGTGGTTTTATTCCCAGGATGGAGCCAACGGCGGGGCGGCTTGGTATTGGCAGAACCTGGCACACGGGACGGGCGGCGTCGTCCCGACTCAGGCCAGGTTCGGCAGCACATACAAGGCCACAGTCATTGGGCCCCTGAAGTGGAAGGTCACGGCAACGCTGGAGGTCCGGGATGCCTGATATCTCACTTTCTGAGGCCATCAGGGAGGCTTACGCCTCGGCTCCGGGGCGGGTCATCTATCACACGATAGAGATCCGCCACGCCAGCCTTTCCCACCCGATCCGGCTGGTCCTCGGAAACGACAACATCGAGGCCAGGCTCGAAGCAGACGCACCAGCAAACCCTAGCGAAAAGGTGACGTTCATCAGGTATTATTTTCGATTCACGAAGCCAGAGATTTCATCCGAAGGGGTCCCGACCCTGGAGATCGAGATCGAGAACATAGACCGTATGATAACCGCAGCCCTGATCGAGGTTTCAAAATCCCAGACCCCGACCAAAGCAACCTATCGGGAGTTTCTGGACTCCGGCCTGGACTCCGGGCCAGAGAACGACCCCCCAACGCACATGGACATATCCGGGGCTACGGCCACGCCCCTATCCGTCATTGCCACGGCAGGCTTTCCCAATCTCATGAACCGCAAGTTTCCATCCCAGGAATACACGGCAGAGCGGTGGCCGGGGCTGGTGGTCGCATGAACGAGTTTGAAAAATACATCGGCAAGCCCTGGGGGGCATGGGCAGAAGGGCCAGACGCTTACGACTGCGCGGCCCTTTTCCGGGTGGTACAGCGGGACCACTTCGGCGTCGACGTTTCCAGGGTCATTGTGCCCGACTATGACGACGCACTGGCCCTTGTGGGCATGATCGAAGCAGGAGTCCAGGAGCAGGGCTGGACCCCGGTAAAAGAGCCCAGGCACGGCGACCTGGTTATCGTGCACAGGCCCCGGCATATCGGGGTCTGGATAGAGACACCCACTGGCCCAGGGGTCCTGCACTGCGTCAGGGGGGCCTCGGTCGTCTTCACCAGGAACGCGGCCTGGCAGGGTAGCGGCTTTGGCCGAAGGGAATATCTCCGACACAGGAGCAAGCTGAATGACTGACCACCAGCAGGCAACCGCGATTTTTATCGACCACGCCCTTTGCCCACAACGAAGAAGGATCACCAAGGTCGAGGAGACAAGCATCGCCTCGCTCGATCCAAAATGGGCCAGGCCCTATGTGGCTATTCTCGACGGAAGGCCCGTGCTGCGGAAGGACTGGAACCTGGTCGTGCTACGCGGTCAGGTCCTCATTTTCGTCGACGTTGAAGCACTCCCCCAGGGAGGAGGCGGGGGCTCGAACCCGGTCAGGATCATCGCCATGCTGGCCGTGGTGGCCCTCTCCATCGCCGTTCCGTTCCTCGCGCCTGCGGGGTCCATGTTCGCAGCCGGGACCTTTGGCGGAGCCATGCTTTCAGCGGGCGTCATGATGGTCGGCTCGGCCCTGGTCAACGCCCTCATTCCGGCACAAGCCCTGCCATCAGCGGGGGGCATGGCAAACGCGGCCGCGCCATCCCCGACATACAGCATACAAGCCCAGGGCAACGCGGCCAGGCTCGGCCAGGCAGTGCCAGAGCACTTTGGCCGGATGCTGGCTTACCCGGACTACGGGGCACTTCCCTATCAAGAGTACAGCGGCAACGAGCAGTTTTTATACTCGCTTTTGTGCATTGGTCGTGGCGAATACTCCATCGAAGCCATCAGGATTGAGGACACCCCGATCAGCGAGTTTTCGGACGTAACCTACGAGATCGTAGGGCCAGGTCAGCCCGTGACCCTCTTCCCGGCCAACGTCGTGACATCCACCGAGGTCGCAGGCCAGGCAATGGCCTACAATACGTACACGGGCGCGTTCGTGGTCAACCCGGCAGGGTCAGAGATCAACTTCATCGGGTTCGACTTCGTAGCCCCTCGCGGGATGTATTACGCGGAGGACAACGGGAGCCTTTCCTCGGTTTCGATCTCCGTGCAAGGCCAGGTTTGCCTGATCGACAACAACGGAACCGAAATAGGGTCCTGGGCAACCGTTGTCACCAGAACCTTTTCCGGGTCCACCTCAACCCCCCAGAGGTTTTCGCAGAAGGTCGCCCTGGCCCCCGGTCGATACAAGGCCAGGGTCATCAGGACGAACACGGAGCAGACCGGATCGAGATACGGCCACAACATCGTCTGGGCAGGCCTGCGCGGATACATCAGGGGCCAGCGCGACTATGGGGACACGACCCACATCGCCCTGATTATGCGGGCCTCCAGCCAGCTTTCGAGCCTCTCCTCCCGCAAGATCAACGTCATCGCCACGCGCAAGCTCCAGACCTGGAGCGGCACGGCATGGACAAGCAAGATCCCGACAACCTCCATCGCCTGGGCAGCCGTCTATACGGCCAAAGAGATTGGATTCACGGACAGCATGATCGACCTTGAAGCCTTCTTGGCCCTCGACCAGGCCTGGGCCCTCAGAGGGGACAAGTTCAACGCCAGATTCGACAACACGATGGACGCCTGGACAGCCATTGCAAAGATTTTGGCAACAGGTCGCGCCCGCCACTACCTCCAGGCCGGAACCCTTCGCGTTTACCGGGACCAGGCCGAAACGCTCCCCGTGGCCCTTTTCAGCCAGAGGAACATCGTCGAGGGGTCGTTCTCGATGCGCTTCGTCCTGCCCACAGAGGACTCGGCAGACTGTATCGACGTTAAATACTTCGACGCCTCAGTCTGGGCAGAAAGAACAGTCCGGGCAAAAGTTCCAGCCTCTCTCGAAATGAAGCCAGCAACCCTGGAGCTTTTCGGGATCACGGGCCGGGAGCAGGCTTTCAAGGAAGGGCTCTACCATGCCGGGTCGAACGCCTGGCGAAGGATGTTCCTGACCTTCTCGACGGAGATGGAGGGCTTTCTCATCTCGCCTGGGGACCTCATCGCAATTCAGCACGACATGCCAGCCTTTGGGCAGCACGGCGAGATCGTGGCCTGGGATGCCGGAACCTTAACGGCGACACTCTCAGAGCCCCTGACCTGGGAGGAGGGCCAGACTCACTACATCGCACTGCGGAAAAAAAACGGATCTCTCGTTGGTCCGTACCAGTGCGTAAAGGGCCCCTCCGACCTGACGGTGACGCTCCTTTCCGCGCCAGAGATCACCCCAAGCACAGGCCTGGATCATGAGCGGACCCATATCTCGTTCGGATGGGGGGCCTCCGTATATCTCCGGGCCAGGGTCATCTCGATTCGCCCCCGAAGCCTCAACCAGGTCGAGATCGAGGCCGTCAACGAAGACGATGCCGTCCACACCATCGACACGGGCCAGATCATACCGACCCCGCCCACCAGCCAACTGGAGGGCTTCAAGCTGGCCCCATCCCTGCGGGGCCTCATCGGGAGATCGGTAGCCACAGACCCCACCCGGATGCTTTTATCCTGGGAGCCATCACCCTGGGCAGACTATTATCTGGTCGAGCAGTCCAGCGACGGCGTGAACTGGACCCGTACAAACGAGCCCTCGGCCTCCAACTGTATCGCCACGGCCATTTACGGAAACGCAACCATCGTCAGGGTGGCGGCAATGGGCGCGGCCAGAGGCCCCTGGGCGACACTCTATTACGGAGACGTAGCCGACTATATGTGGAACTCTTCAGGCTCAACACTTATGTGGAACGCAAACTCGGCAAACCTTATGTGGAGATATTAAAAAATGCCATTACCTCCAGCGACAAACTTTACAGGGGCAGCAGTCACAGAGGCCCAATTCAAAACGGCGATAACCGACATGCGGGAGCACATAGCCGGGATGGAGGGCATCGCGGCAGGCGCGGTCGTTTTCTTCCCGAGATCCACCCCTCCGACCGGATGGCTCAAGGCCAACGGCGCGGCGGTTTCGCGCACAACCTACTCGACCCTTTTCGCGGCAATCGGGACATCCTGCGGCGTCGGTGACGGGACCACAACTTTCAACGTGCCAGATTTGCGCGGCGAGTTTGTGCGCGGCCTAGACGATGGCCGTGGCGTCGATTCTGCCCGTGTGTTGGCGTCTGCACAGGCAGGACAGAACGTTTCGCACACACACACGACTGATAGCCAAGGGGCGCATACACATACGTTCACAAACCCACACGGCACAACTGCGTCGTCGGGAAACATGCACACCCCAGAGCAAAACTCCTTTGTTTCGCAAGCGCAAAACACATCGTCCGCAGGCGCACATACCCACACCGCGCAGGCAAGCGGAGGCACAGAGGCCAGACCCCGAAACATCGCCCTTCTCGCCTGCATCAAATTTTAAGGAGTCATCATGCAGATATATCACTACCACCCGGACACGCGCGAATATCTCGGTCACGGTCCCGCCGACCCCTCTCCGCTTGAGCCTGGAGTCTGGCTTGTCCCTGGATTCGCCACAAGCATCACGCCCCCCACTCCCGCCCCAGGAAAGGTCCGCGTGTTTAACGGCGCAGGATGGGATCTTGTTTCGGCAGACCCAGACAGTCCCCCGGTGGACCCAGGCTTCGAGCCAAGCCTGGAGGACATCCTCGCGACCAAGATGGAGGCCATCAACAACGGCAAAAACAGGGCTCTCGACGGCGGCTTTTCACATGACGGCATCCTCTTCGATTCGGACACCAAAGCTCGGCTGGCCTATCTGGAGCTCGCGGTCAAGCTCGCCCAGGACTCCACATATTCAACGCCCTGGAAGGCCTCCAGGGGGCAATGGGTCCAGATGGACGCAGCCCTTTTCGCGGCCCTTCAGCCCGCATACGAGGCCCATATCCAGGCCTGTTTCGCATGGCAGGCAGCCAGGGAGCAGGAGCTCGCCCAGGCCTATGCGGTCGGGGACAGGGCGGCGATGGAGGCGGTTTCGGAAGTCATGGGATAGAAGGAAAAAGGCAGGGGGCAGGAGTCTGCAAACGGTCTGCAAACGGTCTGCAGGGTGCAGACTCTTTGCCCGATTTTGGCAGGATTTGGAGGGGAGGAGAAAAGACCTTGACGACCCGCGAAGCCCCATATATCAGGCCTTTCGTGGGTTCGCCAGGATAGCTCAGTTGGTAGAGCAACTGATTCGTAATCAGCGGGCAGTGTGAGGAATTTCAGCGGGTTAAATACGGGCAGTCTGCAAACAGTACGCAGACTGCCCTTTTATTTTGGCCCCAGGAGGTCAACGGGACCAGCATTTACGGTTCGGATCGCAGCCCTTTGGCGCGAGTCAGAGGCGTGGGTGTAGATCTCAGTCGCACGCTTATCGGTATGCCCCAGGAGGGCCCCGATGGTCACAAGGTCGATGCCTTGCTCGATCAGGAGGGTGGCAAAAGTGTGCCGGAGCTTGTGGAGGGACATATCGGGGTAGCCAGCATCTCGCATGGCCCGTTTTGCCAGGTGCGTGATCGAGTCGGGGTGACTACATCGGGAAAAGATCCTGGACTCAGGAGCACCCGCGCCTATCGCCTCCAGCACGGCCTTGAACAAGGGGTGCATGGGATACCAGCGCGACAGGTGGGCTTTCGACCGGGCGACGAAATACTCCTCCCGGTCCAGGGCGACGTCCTTCCAGCGCAGGGCCAGAAGCTCCGACCGCCTCCTCCCGGAATACAGGTACGCGGCCAGGATCCGTCGCTCGTCAAGATCCTGGACAGATGCCAGGACTCCAGACACCTCATTCGCCTGGATATACAAAGGGGCCTTCTGTTCCCGTGGGACCTCGCGCAAGGCCCGGAATGGCGGAGAGGGCAGATAGCCCCAATCGACCACCTTTTTCGTGGCAGCACGCAAATGGCGGACGTATGCGTTGATCGTCCCAGGGCGACAGCCCCTTTTCCGACAGGCAGCGATCATCATGTCGGCATGTTTCAGGGTCAGCTTGTCCAGGCGCGTCGAGGCTCCCGCCACGGCCAGGAGTTGATCCAGGGCCAGCATGTCGGCCCGGAAGGTTTTAAGCTCCCGAGCCGAGCCAGCCCATTTTTTGTATTCCGCCACAAACTCGCCCAGGGTCACGGTGGACTCGCCCCGGATCTCCGCCAACCTTCCAGCCAGGTATTGACGGCGCACCTCGGCAAAGAGCTTCTTGGCCTCCGCAAGGTCACTCGTCTTCAGGGACCTGGCGCGGCCTCTCTCGAACTCAACATAGTAAATGCCGTATGGCTGTTTTCGGTAGAGTCGCATGTTTAGGTTCATTTGGACAAACTCCTGACGATGTCAACCGCAGCCCGCGAGACGGGAGGGGTAAAGCAGGCGTCGATGGATTCACGGTCAACCTGCCAGTGGCTCCCCTCCGGGCGATGGCCAGAGATCAGGCCAGCCCTTATTTTTCGGATCAGGGTCGAGGCAGACCGCCCAGAATAGACGGCCGCCTCGGCCATCGTCAGCCATTTACGG